ATAATTTTGTTAATTTTTTAAGAGAATCCTCATTTAACTTTTCTAATTCTTTTCTAAATGGAGATATATTTCGTTCTAAAGCTTTCGCCGCTTCATTTGCTTTTTCTACTTCTTTTTGCATTTCAGTTACTTCAATAGTATTTTTTTCTATTTCTTCTCTTACTCTCTCAAATACATCTCTAATTCCTTTTACTTCTCCATTAGCACTCTCTAATGATTTCATAAAACCTAAATCTATTTCAATTCCAAGTTTTTTTAATAATGCACCAATCTGATTAAATATTAGACCTATTGTGAAAACTACAACTCTTCCTTTTGTTCCGAGCATTAAGAATCCAATAATACCCATCTCTCTTACAACTGGAGGTAAGAAATTTATTATATCTATGATTCCAGCAATACCAGATCCTATTGTTTTAAATACAACTTTAAGAGCATTAACAACACTAACTAATCCTACTATTGCTTCTTCTATAAATGTAATTAATCCTTTACTTAAATTCTGAGCAAATTTTCTTAAAACTTTTTGATTTTCATCTACAAGTTTATTGATTGTAATTAATCCACCTTTTACAAAATCAAAAAATCCAGCTTCATTTGTTTCTAATTTGAATTGGAAAATTTTATCTCCAATCATTGATAGAGTTCCATCAAAAGTCGTTCCTAATACTTCCGCCGCTTTTCCAAATTTTCCACCTGGGCCAAAGACTTTTAATAAAGCTTCTGCTGATTGTTCTGCATTAAGAGTTACTCCTGATTTGAAACCAAGCATAGCTCTAACACCTCGTTCTCTAAATATTTCTGCTGAAGCTAAACCTGCTGATAAAGATCTTTGAACTTGTTCCGCCGCTATCCTAAAATCTATTCCAGTTACGGCGGCGATATTACCAACTAATTCTAAATTAGTTCCAAGCTCTTCTGCATCTTTTGAAACAACTGCTAGATTTCCTGAAGCTTGTGCAATTTCTTGAAGTGAAAAAGGAACTCTCCCAGCAAACTTAACTAATGTATCAAAAGCTTTACGACCTTCATTTACAGATCCAAATAAGAAAAAGAATCTTAATCTTAATTGCTCTACTTCTCTCCCTACATTAATAAATGATCTTACTGCTACTCCAGCTCCAATACCTACGATAGCTGATTGTACTGAAAATATAGATGTTCTTAATCTTGCTAATCCAGCTCTAACACCAGCTAGAGCTTGTTTTGTTTTATCTTTTGCTAATATATTTAAAACTAAATTTTGTGCCATAATCTATATTGGTTTTTTTCTATCATATTCATCTTTTTCTAGCATTAAATATCCTAACCACAAGTTATATTCTACTTCGGTCATATCTAATACTTGTGACAAGGTTATTTTTAACCTATCAGCTAGTATTAGCATATTTCTTAATTCAGGTGTAGTGTTTAGTTTTTTTTTGACTCGTAAGCAGTTGGAGCTTGTACCATAGCTGCGGAAATCTTCGCAAGTACATCAGAATCTACTTTATTCATAATATCTAATTTATCTGTTGTAGCAAATAATTTATTTCCGTCTTTATCTAAAGCTTTCATAATTACAATATCAGCTAATAGTCCAACATCATTTAGACTATCAGATCTACTAAATAATTTTTTCTTTTCTGCTAATGTAATTGGATTCCAATAGATGATACTAGGTTTGCCTTCATCATCCTTCCATTCTTCAATCTCAATAGATTGTACTCCTAAACTCTCAAAATGAGATTTAGCTCTATCAATTATTGACATAAATTATTATTCTGTTCCAATCGTTAAAGCACCAGTGCCTTGAAAAGTAACTGATCTAGCAACAACTCCATCTAAAGGTTGATTAACTGACATTCCTGTAACTATACCAGCTCCTTCAAATTTTCTGTCACCAGCAGAACTTCCTTCAGGTAATAATTTAAAAGTTAAAGATGCACCTGATACTAATTGTGTTTGACCAGCATCAGTTTCATCAAAATGCATTTCTAAAGTTCCTGAAAATGATGTTCTTCCAGCTATAAAAGATTTTGCTCCATCTTCCATTTTAGTTGACTCAACAACATCTCCTGTTGTTTCTAAAGTGAAAGAAGTTAATTCTCCTACTGCTGTTCCACCAATAGCAACTTGTCCTTCTTTTCCGTGATGTACTGCCATTTTATTCTCCTATTAAATTGTTTTACTCTTTTTCTTCGTCATCGTCAAATTCTTCTTCATCATCCCAATCGTCCGATTCTGATTCTTCAACGACTTCTTCTTTCATTTCGTTTAACATATCTTTGACTTCTTCGCAAAGCATACTTTCTTTGTCGTGAAGTTGTTCTATTTTATCTATCTTTTTTTCTATCTTTTCTATGATTTTATCTTTGTTTGCCATTTTATCCTCCCCTATTACGGTGTTCCTGATTGAAATACATACATACATCTAATTGTCATTCTAATGCCACCAATCGGAAATAAAGTTCCTTCATCAGTTTCAACACTAACAACTTCAGTATCTAATGCATTGTTAGATCTAGTAATATCATTTTCTAGCTCGGATTCAATACTACTGATTAATTGATTTCTTAATGTGTCAATATTAGACTCTGCTCCCTTTACAAATCCACTAATAACAAAATCAATCGTACCTTGTCTTGTTTTAGCTCCATCACCCATTTCAATATCCTCACGAGTTTCTTCACTTGTTTGAACTATAACTGCTGGATATTGTTTATCTGATAATTCATCAATATCAAAAGGTTGTCTAGTAACCTTTTTAATTAAAGGACTTGTAATACCACTTATTGTTGAAGCTATATTAGAAGCTATATTCTCTCGTACACTCATATTCTCATTTTCCTAATTTCTTTTTCCATAAATCTTACGAATTGTTTCTGTATAATCTTTTCTGTTCTATCATTAAACCCAAAAAATATTCTTTTTGGTTCATTCAAAACTTGATTAAATAATGCTCTTTTTCTTGTAGCTCCTCTATTAAAAAACACAGTTGCTTTTCTATTACTATGTACTTTTCCTGTTATACTATCCATCATTTCATTTGAATATCGGAGGTCTACTCTAGTTGATTTACCTTCTTTTTGTAATCTTTTTAAATATGAATCTGAATATGGAGCAAATCTTCTTCTATTAATATCAATGCCTTTTCTTGTAAGTTCTTTGATTATCTCTTGTAATTGGAAACTAGCTTGAGCTAATCCTTTTCTTGTTATTGATGGAAATCTTCTAAAAAATCTATCAAAGTTTTTCTGAACAGATTTTGCATTTGTTTTTATAATAACATTAACTGCCATTATCTAATTAGTCTATTTGAGCCGTGTAAAGGTTCTCTTTCGTTTTTGACTATTGTTCCGTCACCTGTTGTATCGTATTCAACTCCATCTTCTAATATTGATTGCCATTCCTTATTATATTCTGACATATAATATTCACCCATTCTTTCAAATCTGTCTTTATCAGCTTCAGGTCTAAATTTAGTTAAAGCTGGAGCCATAAATCTTCCAATAAAAAGATAAACACCAGCTCTTTCAAACTGATCTAAATTAACTTTTGTATTTACCATTTCATTAGTATTTAAAACTGTAATATCAGTATAGACATTCATCTTATAAGTAGGCCACCATTCTACTCTTAACTGTCTTAAAATATCATTCGTTGTTTGGGAAAAAAAATTCGTAGCTTCAGTATCCGTTGATGCAATACCGAATCCAAAAATATCAGGTTGATATTTAGTGACATCACTTGCAGTTATAACATTTGCTCCAGTAAAATTAGACATTATTCAGCACCTTTGAATAACCATTCAACATACTTATTCCACATTTTTCTTACTGCTTTTTTTAGTTTTTTTAACATTTTTTTTCTTCTTTGGTTTTACTACTTCTACAATTTTTTCTTTGATATTTTTTTTAACTTTGAATCCTCTTGATTCAAATTGTTTTTTGTTAGCTTCATATTGCTCTTTAGATCTAACAATTGTTTTCTTGCCGTTTGTTAATTCTATATTCTCCATTTTATCTCCTAGCTCCTATGGGCGATTTCTCGCCCATAAGAATATGATTATTAGCTTACTATACTAGAATCACCTTGTATTTCAACACCATAAGTATCGTGTAATTCACCTACACCATAAACTGCTGTTGCTACAATCTCATCTGCTCTTAAACTTGCGTCGCGTTGCGTTTCTATCTTTAAGTCCTGCATCATAGCCATTCCTAAAGCATCTCTGTGGAACATAGCTGATTTGTAATCACCTGCGTTTCCTGTGTTAGCGATGTTTGAAGTTTCAAAGATTCTGATTCCACCTAAACTTCCAATGAAACCATTTCTTAGTGCTTCGTTTGCAAGATCAGAAACATTTCCTGAAGTCGCAAATGTGTTTGTGATTCCTTTTTTAAGATCGTAAGCAATATCCGGATGGAATACTGCTACTACATCATTTAAAGGCACATTGTTTCTTCTTAATGTTGCGATTGCTTGAAAGAAGTGTTCTACTGTTACTGCCGCCGCTGTTGAACCAACTGTGTTTGAGAAACCATCAAATAGAGCTGTTAAGTCTAAATCTTGTTTCTTTGCAATTGCTTCACCAAACAATCTACCAATATCACCAGCTACATTTCTTGGAGCTGATTGCCTTGCTAGGTCTGTTAGCGTCGTCATTACGCCGTTTTCAGAACAAGTTATTGTTACTGAAGTCGGATCTATTGCCGTGTTAGATAAATCAGTTGCTTCGTTTACTGCCGCTGCCGAAACAGTTGAGTAAATCGGAACTTCTACTGACTTTCCACCACCAGCAACTGCATAATTTCGTACAAGTGGTCTCATTATAGATTGTTCACTTGCTACGAATAATGCTTCCGCCACGATTTCTGTGTAAAGCTCGCTGACGGAACTTGATGTTACTTCGTTTGCCATTGTGTTTTATCTCCGTTTATTTATTTGTTAAATTAATTTGAACTGGTTTAGAATCTCGTTGTTTACGATATTCTGCATATCGTTTACGATCTTCTTCCTTGCTCATATCTAAATCCTGAATATTAAAAGGTTTTACAGTTTTACCACCGACAGAACTCTGGCTTCCTGTACCAGATTTACCACTTACGGAAAAATGTGGGTTCGCCTCTAGAAATTCTTTAACACGATCTTCTATGCTAAACAACTCTCCTTTTGTGTTATAGCGAATATTATTATTATTATCAAGTATCTCTATACGATTGTCATCGCTTAATCTTACTTGATTTTTGATAAGATCTACTACTTGTTGAGGATTGATAGCATTATTTTTAGATGCAACAGATAATAATGAATTATCTATTCTTTCCTTCTTGATCTCATTTTTATATTTTAAGATTTCAGCTTCTTTTGATGCGATTCTCTCTTGCATCAATTTTTCAAGATCTGCTTTTGTTTTAGCTTCCTTGATTGCTTTTTCTTTTTGAGCTTCTTCCTCTTTCGCTTTCATCTCGGCTAGATTTCTTTCATTCTTTGCCCTCTCAGCTTCTAGTCTTTGTTTGATAATATTATCAAGTTGTTCTTGAGTGAATTGAGGTTGAGGTTTATTATCAGTTTCAGTTTGTTTTACTTCAGCTTCCTGAACATCATTTTTCGGTTGATTAACCTTTTGCTCTTCTGACATTATTGCTCCTATATTATTAATTGTCCGTTTTTATCGTACCAATCTATATTTACATAACTCCATTGATGACGGCAGTTATACCCACCTCTAACTATAAATGGATCTCCGGGTTTTTTACCTTTCCAAGATGTAGCCCATATTTTTCTGACTTCATCAACTGTAAATATATTACCAGCACGTTTACTATATACACCATTAATTACATTTCTACAAATTGATCTAGTTGTAGGAATAATATCACCGGAATATTTTACATATTCTAATCCTGCATCTAATGCCTTTTTTGCATTTACTTGAGCATCAAATTCCCTCAATCCATCATTTAAAATCTGACTAGCATATCTTCTCATATTCTCTCCAGCTCTATCTCTCCCAAATTTAGATTGTAAAGTTTGAACTGCTTTATCAACTCTTACTTGCATAGATTTTTTATTTTTATTTTCTTTTACAAAATCTACGAGCTTTTGAGCTTCTCTATCATCTGTCTTACTATAAATACCATTGATAGTTTGTCTTAATTCTTTTTCTAATTCTACAAAATCTCTACCAACTAATGTATTTTGATAAATCTTATCTGATAGTCGTTTTGTAAATGTATTAGAAACATCTTTGAATTGTGTATATGTTTGAACTTTAAGATTCTTAATTAGATTCAAATCTCCCTTTGTAAGTTCTTGAAACTCAATAGGAATATTTCCTATTTCTTTAAATGCTCTTTCAATTCTTTTCGCTTGTCTATTGAATCCTTTTTTCGTTACTGTATCAGCCCATTTAAGATATTCTGTATTTAGAATCGTTCTAATCTTCGGTCTTATTGCTATCGCCGCTTGAAGCTCTATCAATTTTCCGGCTTGTGTAGGGAGATCTCGTCCAGCAAGTTTTACAACATCATCTTCTATCTTATCTAATGTTCTTTGGAGTGTTCTATAGTATTCTTGTTCAGCTCTATCTAAATTTCTAATTCTATAATTAGTAAATCTTTCAACTTTATCAGCCATTAAACTGTTTCTTCTTGAACATTTTCTTCTTGGACTTCATCTTCAGTAAATTGCCCAACTTCATTTTGACTATCAACTTCATCAAAAGCTTGAGAAAGTTTATCATCGTCATCAATTACAGATCTTATTATTTCTTTATCAATCTCTTTGTTAAATGTTGGAGATTCAATATTCATAGCTTTTGCCATTGAATAGAATTGTAGATCTGTTGCATAATCACGAATATTGAAACTATCCGGATAATTGATCTCTCCATCAAATTCTCTATTTTGGAATTGTGCATACAATCTAAATATTTGTTCTTCTGCTAATTCTAAATTATCTGCCTTTTCTGATAATCTTGCATTTAATAATTCAAATTCTGTTTGAAGTGCTATTCCAGAACTGACTTGTTGTTTCGTTGTTCTAATAGCCCCTGTATGTGCGATTCTATTTATAGCTTCAACTTTATGTCTTATTGAATCCATTATTGAATTTAAGTTTGCTCCGGATGGTTGTAGTAAATAAGGTTTTAAATTAGGTTCTATTTCTTCAGGCATTTCAATAACGGCTCCAGCTCCAGCACTTGCATTTACACTTGGAGTCTTAACTAATGAAGGATGATTAGTTAATCTTATTAACTGCTCTATTTCAGAATATTCATTGTAAATAGATTTTTGCAAATCTGCAATATCTGCCAAGTCAGAAATTCCTATACCTCTTTTATGGCTTTTGGAATTATATAAAATAACTGCTGGTATTTTTCCGACTTGGTTAACGGCAGTATCTATTGTAGCTGGTGGTTCATTATCTTTTTGATAGATTGTATCAACTCTATCAGGAAACCACATTCTCATATAGATCCCACCATCCTTATCTACTTCCTCTCTTATCTTTAAATAATCAAGATAATATTTTCCGTTTACTTCTCTTTTAAAATTCC